ATACGAAGAACGCAAAAACACTATCATCGGCACAATCGAAACCAGCCTAAGCCGCGGCACTGAATTTTTGTTGAACCCCTACCGCTGGAACGAATTTGTATAAGACATGAACCCGGGCAGGATGGATAGACTGGTTACACTGCAGCGGTTCACGGTTACGCAAAGCGGAATCGGCGAACCGATTAAGACATGGGCAACCCTTGCAACGGTACCGGCTTCGTACAAACCAAGCCCGGGCGCTGAACCTGTGAACGGCGATAAGGTAGAGGCTGAGCTGCCGGTGGTGTTTACTATCCGGTTTTATTCCGGCCTGAACCCTAAAGACAGACTGACCTACGGCGGGCAGGTGTATAACATTCTTGCGGTTACCGAGGTAGGGCGCCGGCACCTGATGGAATTAAGAGCGAGGAGGCAGGAATGATTCACGCGAAAATCGAAGGACTCGACAAGGTTCAGCAGTACCTACGCGATAAGCAAAAGCGCGCGGATGATGCTGCGATTGGTAAGGTAGTGCGTTCAGCCGCGAAGCCTATCATCGCAGCGGCCCGCGCCCGGGTGCCGGTAGATTCCGGACTGCTGCGAAAACAGATTGGATTTATCAGCCGTCAGGATGCGAAGTATCCAACGACCGCCCTGATAGGTGTGAATTACAATTTTCAGGGCAGCAAGCGCGGGAACTCTGCATGGTATGCGCATATCGTGGAATACGGGGGTAAGACTATCAACCGCGCCCCGCATCCGTTCATGCGCCCGGCGTTCAAGCTGAACGAAGACCGCGCCCGGAAACACATTAAAGCGGGCGTATTAAAACTTCTAAACATTAAAGAAACAAAATAACAGATATGGCAACGACCGGTAAAATCAACGGTACCATCATCGGCTTGTATAAAGTCGTAACCGGTACACCCGACACTTACACCAAGATTGCGAACGGGCGCAGCGCTAACTTCGATTTGTCAGTTGACATGATTGAAACAACCGAAAAAGACAGCGGCGGATTCAAAGAATACATCGCCGGCGAAAAGGGCGGCACGTTTCAATTTGAGGGAGTGTTGGAATACGAATCCAGCGTATCTACTCAGGGGCTGAGCTTTGATGACCTGGTAACCGATGCGCTTGCAGGTACGGCTTTTACAATCCGCTGGAGCAGCCAGTCAACCGGCGACCAGTACATGCAGTCCAGCGTATTGATTAGCGGCGTATCCGGCAGCGCGCCTAACAACGACGTGGCAACCTTCAGCTGCACAATGCAGATGACCGGTACAATTACCAAGGGCAACGTAGCATAACCGAAGCAATGGAACAGACCACACTCACAATCGGCGGTAAGGAATACCCGATACGTTACACCATGGCCGCAATCCAACGGGCGCTCAAGGTAATGAATGTCAAGCCGTCAGAGCTTGCCGCGAAAGCGGTCAGCCCTGATATGTCTGACATTATGGATTTCAGTTTGTCCGTAGCATGGGCCGGCCTAATGTCCGGTCATAAGTTGGAACACCCGGGCAAGCCGGCACCGTTTGCCGGGCCTGAAGAACTGGCCGAGGCTATTGAAAGCCTGCAGGAACTGAACCCAGCTATTGAGCTGTTCAGTGCCGCATGGCTGAAGTTTGTCGGAGCCGGTGAAGCTCAGGAGGGCAACGAGCCGGGGGAGGTTCAGACCGCGCCGGTGAACTGACGGCGGATAGCTTAGCGCGTATCGCTTTTGGCGAAATGCGGCTGAGCCTTTCGGAATGGGAGGCCTGCGATCCGGAATGGTTCCGCCTGGCTATGGAGGGCATGGCCCACCGGGAGCGGGAGCGGTACCGTGACAAATGGAACCGCGCGCGATGGATGACGGCACATTTGCTGAGTATCCACAGCCGGGGGGCGGTCAAGCCTACCGACCTGTTTGAATGGCCTGATGAAACGGCGGCGCGGCGGAATGAATTGAAAGAATTAAGCGCGGCAATGAATGCTGACCCGCGCTTCGCAAAGACTATCAAGATATGAACAAAGCAATTAAGGCAACCCACTACATAATGGCCAACACGGCGGGCATTACAAGCCTGGTTCCGGCGGCCCGCATATTCCCGGTAAGGGCGCAACAGGGCGCGGCATATCCATACGTTACGCACCAGCTGCTGACCAACAGGCCCGACAGCGATAAGGACGGCCCGTCTAACTTCGACTTCGCGCAAGTGATGGTCAGCGTTTACAGCGAGAGTATTACCGATGCGCAGACCATTGCTGAAGCTATCCGCACGGGGTTAGATCGCAAGACGCCGGGAACATACGATGGTGTTGCGGTGGCGCAGATTGATTACGAAGGGGAGGCGCACCTGCCAGAGGATGACGCGGGCAATGACCAGATATACCTGATTCAGATGGAGTTCACGGTTAACTATCACCGGTAACAATGGCAGAGGGCGGCGGCATAAATAGCCTGAACATAAAGCTGACGGCTGATCCGGACGCCCTGAAGAAGGGGCTGGATACGGCCGTCAAAGCGCTGCAGACGGGCGGCGATAAGATGAAGCAGCAGACGGAAAAGATGACGCGCGAATAGTTACGCCGCAATGGGTGACGCCGGTACGGCGGGCCTGCGTGCAACGGCGGCTGAGGCAATCGAGCTGAAGCGCCGGATGGAAGACGTGCAGGGCATTATCGGCGCGGCTGACCTCGAAGGCAAATTTAAAACTGGTGCAATCGCAATCGGCAAAATGACGCAAGGCCTGGCAGGTGTGCAGGGCGCTATGCACATGTTTGGCTTAAGCACCGAAGGCGCTGCTGAAACAATGGCAAAGCTACAGAGCCTGATGGCAATGTCGCAGGCGCTGGAGGCTATCAGTTCAATCGACGGCGAAATAATGGCGCTTACAAAAAACAGCGCAACACTTGCCGCTGTTTGGAAAGGTATACAAATGCTTATGCGCCCTGGGCCGCTGCTATTGGTAGGCGCTGCTGTTAGTGCGATTGCGCTTGCTTTTCAAGAAGTGCCCAAACCGGCAAAGGCTGTCAGCAGCGAATTGATTGCAATACGCGGTTTACAAGAATCTCTTAGCGAAAGCGCACAGAAAACCGAAGGCCGTTACCACGCATTGACGGGCGTTCTTACATCATCCAATTCTACGTTGGATATGCGCCGGGCCGCGTTGGCTCAATTGCAGGAAATGATGCCTGCTTATTTCAAAAATCTCGATGCCGAAAAAAGCAGTCACGAAGCCGTAAAGAAAGCTATAAACGACGGGGCTAAAGCATTGCGCGAAAAGGCAATGGCTCAGGCGGTCGAGCAGCGCATGACAGATCTTGCGTCGAAAGAGATTGCAAAGCAGATTGAACTGGAGCAGCAAAAGCGCGACTTGCAAAAGTTCGACATGCGGAAAGGTGAAACTGAATGGCAGGCCCAAAAAATGAAGGGCACTGTTATACAGTCTGAAATTTACGCAATACAAAAAGAGCGTGAAGAACTCGTTAAGATTGCCGCAAGCGTAGGTGAGGAATTTACAAAAGCCCTGCAGGATGGAATGTCGAAATCTGAAACAGGTTCAGGTAAAGGCAAAGGCAAAGGCATTGGCACTAAGGTAGTAACACCTGCAAAGGACATCGTTGACGATCAGACCAAAGAAATTGAGAAAGCAATCGCGGAAATATCCGCGTTGCCTGCATTGCAGCAGCGCGGTTCAAACGGTCAGACGGCACCGGGGGCATCCATACCGATAAACCTTTCATTCGATCAAGCCACAGCAGGCAAAACCGGTGAGCGGGTAATGGCACAGGTCAGCGCCCTTAACCAAGGCATGCAGTCAGCAATGGCCGGCACCGTGGACAATATCAGTAACCTGATAAGCGACATGTTCACTCAGCCGGAAGACGCTTTCCGCAACTTCGGTAACGCGATGCTTGCAACCCTTGGGCAGTTTATGTCGCAGTTAGGGAAGGCAATTATAGCAGCCGGTACCGCGTCCGACGTGTTTCAAAAGGCGCTGCTCGCTAATCCAGGTTTGGCCATTGCAGCGGGCGCGGCCCTGGTTCTTGCAGGCGCGGCGGTTACCGGCATGATGAAACAAGGCATGAACGCACGGGCGGCACAGGATACCGGCGGCGGCGGCGGCACGCCTCAGGGCATCCGGCCCTTCGCATCGGGTGGCATCGTATCCGGCCCGACGTTGGGCCTGATGGGTGAATACGCCGGCGCGCGTAGCAACCCGGAGGTAGTTGCACCGCTTGACAAATTGAAGTCTATGTTAGGCGGTGGCACCGGTACCCTGACTACCAGGGTAAGCGGTACCGACCTGCTGATTATGCTGGATAGGGCCGAACGCAACAGAGGGAGGGTAAGATAATGGGCGTAAAATACAGGGGCGAATTTGACGATATAAATAACGTCCGCTTTCGCATCGACATCGACGAAGACGGTTACAGCGGCGCGGTGAATACATTCATTTGCGGCGCTGCAGGATTTGAACTAAGGTACGAGGGCGACGGCTCCCGCGTGGGCGAAGAACCTATCCGATCAAGCGAATGCCGCATACCGTTTCAGGTTCAGAACAGCACGCAGGAAACGTTCCTCGATAACCTGGCACAATCCTCAGAACTGAAATACAACGTCCTGATATACCGGAGCGGCAGCCTGTGGTGGGCCGGCACGGTGTTGCCTGACCTGTGCCAGTTTGAAAACAGGGCCTACCCTTACGAGTTCCTGCTGACCGCGGTAGACGGTTTGGGCCGGCTTGACAGCTTCGACTTTGACTATGCAACGAACCCGGCCAACAGCGACCCGTTCACCTATGCGACGATTATAACGGAATGCCTGAACAAAACAGGCCTGCAGGATTTCTTTGGAGCGTCCGACGTGTACCTGCGCTGCAGCGTGGAGTTCACAGACACGAACCAAAGCACAAGCCATGACCGCCTCGAACATCTCAGGGTGCGACGCGAGGCCGTGATAAAGAACTGGGATAAGGCGGATAACGGTAACCAATACGATGCGCTGACCTGCCGCGAGGTGTTGGAAAAGCTGCTGCGCTCGATGGGCGCGCGCATGGAATTTAGCAGAGGCAGCTACCGGATATACCAGCATCAGAACTATCGCGGCACAAGCTACACTGAATACCGGTATAGCAAGACGGGTATAACATTTGCAGGGTATCTTAACAGCCAAAGCATAAGCCCGCGCCAGGGTAGCACCTGGCAAAGTTCAGATTTGAAGATTACAGCCGGCGCATCATATACCTACATGCCCGCGCTACGCCGCGCAATTGTTAGGGGCAACCGCCGCAAGGCTTACCGCATCGAACGCACCACATACAGCGACGGGGTAACGTCGATTAACCTGGGCGACATCGACACAACAAAGCCATGGAAAATTACCGGTAAGGTATGGATAGAGGCGACCAAAGCCGTCAGCCGTCTGAAGGTAAGCGTCGGCCGGTATAACAGCGGCCCTGCAACGTATGACCGCGCGGTCATCCGTGCCGACAGCACGCAGGCCGGCCGCGACAAACCTTATAACGAACCGGGAGCGCTGGCATGGCTGACCCTTTCGCCGGCGCTCTCTGGCTTAGGTCAGGCCGCAATCGGGTATCAGATACCGGCGGCGTTCCCCGGTGCCGTGGATGGCAAGGTTCAAGTCGACGTGGATATCCTGTTGCCGGTAACCGCTACCAACCTCGGCGCGGATATCCGCGTCTTCGTTACGGCTGAAGCCTACGGCCTGGAATACGTGAACGGTCAGCCAACGGCAACCGGCACCGGTACCTGGTCGCAGATAGACTGGGAGGGCGCGCTACTGCTCGAGGGCATGGTGGACACAACTAACCAGGAATGGAACGATGAATACGAATGGATAGCCAACAACACCGCGCAGGCGGATAACAGCGTAACCGTAGAGCTTGACGATTGCCTTATCGACACGGTGACGCAATACACCGAGGGAGTAGAAGTTTACAACGGTACCGGCTGGCAGATTGGCACCGGGTGGAAACGTTTCAGCGGCGACACTGCAACCGCGCTACCATTGCCGCAACTATTGGCAGCGTACATAGTCGGGCATCATTGGCGCCCGGTGCGGGTATTGCGTGCCAACTTCCGCGACCTGCCGGGCTTTCTGTTCGATAACGTGAACGCCCCGGTTAACGGGTCGGACGTGTACGTCTGGAACGGCGGCACGTTCACTGCCAATACCGGCCGGTGGGAGGGCGAATGGATCCGGTACCAATTCGACGCGGCGGCGTTCAACACAACCGTGAACCTACCGCGCAACCGCGACACGATTGGCACGCATGACAGGGATATTAAGAGCCTGCGCCAGCGCATGTCTGACATGGGGCAGATAGCAGGCGGCACTATCAGCCGGTGGATTGACGGGTACCTGAACCAATCGAACGGCAAAGCGGATATCGGCACGCCGTCCGGCGGTGACGTGTGGCGGCCTGCTATTGTGTTTGGTACGGACGACGGATTCCAGGCGGATATCCAACCGGTTAACGTGTTCGGCAAAACGGTGCGGGACATCAGCACCAATACCACGCTGGATAAAGAGGCGCGCAAAGTGTT